AAGAGACAGGTGCTACTGATGCTTCTAATGCTAGAAATAATTTAGGTCTTGCTATTGGGACTAATGTTCAAGCGTATAGCGCAGATCTTTCGGCTATTGCTGGTTTGACTTCTGCTGCTGATCGTTTACCTTATTACACTGGTAGTGGCACTGCTGCTCTTGCAACTTTCACTACTTTTGGTCGCTCTCTTGTCGATGATGCTGATGCCGCTGCTGGTAGGACTACTCTTGGTTTGGGCACTATGGCTGTTCAGTCTGCAAGTTCTGTTGCTATTACTGGTGGTACAATTGATAACGTTACTTTTGATGGCGGTACTTTCTAAGGTTTCTTATGGCTAATACTATTAAGATAAAGAATTCTGGGACTGCTGATAATGAGCCTTCTGCTAATTCTTTATCTCATGGCGAGTTAGCGATTAATTATAGAGATGGTAAAATCTTTTTTAAAGATCATCTTGGCGGTGTTGGGTATTTTGAGGGAACCACTACAGATGTGCCTGTAGCTCCCGGTGGGGCTTCCGATGCTCCAACTGATTCTCAAGTTTTATCTTGGATGGACATTTAATTTATATTTAAATAGAATTTGTGGTATTCTGGTTCTACTATGGAAGATTTAAACCTTACTTTTCCCATTGATATGGTCAAGCGGGAAGAACGTATTGTGGTCGGTATTGCTACCGCTGACAATATTGATAAGGCTGGAGATCTTATTGAGTTCGAAGCTTCTGTTGAAGCGTTTAAGAATTGGACTGGTAACATCCGTGAGATGCACGCTCCGATTGCTGTTGGAAAAGCCATCAACTATAAGCCGGTTAAGGTAAAAGGTGCTGATGGTGTTGAGTACAACGCTATGCAGGTGGAGGCGTATATTTCTAAGGGTGCTCAGGATACGTGGGAAAAAGTTCTTGATGGGACTTTGCGTTCTTTCTCTGTTGGGGGAAAGATTCTTGATAAGCAGATTGATGCTGAGAAGATGTTCAGAGGTAAGCCGGTTAATCTTATTAAGAAATATGAACTTGGTGAGTTGAGTCTGGTAGATAACCCGGCTAATCCTGCTGCGGTTATTGATATTGTTAAATTTGATACGCCAGATCAGCTTGATTATATTCTTAAAATTGATTGTAATGATGTTAATCTAACTATTCCTAAGTCTGTACAGCGTATGGCTCGGGTTGGGTTGGATCAAAGAAAAGAGCACGGTCGTGGAGGAACAAGTGTCGGCATGGGGTCTGCTCGCAGACTTGCACAGGGCGGTACTGTTTCTCCTGAGTTCGTTAGAAAGGTTGCCCGTTATTTCCCAAGGCATGCTGGTGATTTAAAAGCAGAGGGTGCTGATCCGGGTGATAAGGGTTATCCGTCTAATGGAAGGATTGCTTGGAACCTTTGGGGTGGTACTCCGGGTTGGGTTTGGGCAAGATCAAAAGTTCGTCAATTAGATAACTGCACACGTAAGTTTGATGATGAGATGGATTTAGAAAAAGAAATTGCATGTTCATGCGGATGTGGTACATGTAATGATGATATTATTAAGGAGTTCACCGATATGGAAGATATGTTGGAACAAGTTCTTAATGAAGAGGGTACAACTCTTGAGGAAGTTGAGAAGTCTTTGCGTAATGATGAAAATTATGCTAAGGTATCAGAGATGGATACGACTGCCGAAGAGAAGCTTTCTTTGTTAAAGCGTTTCGTCAACTGGTTAACAGTTGAGGAAGAGACAGTCGTTGAAAAGTCTGTCGATATTGAAGAAGCTTCAACTGAAACTGAGGTTGAAGTGGATAACGATCAAATGGAGGATCAAATGGATATTGAAATTCTTAAGGATGCTCTGGGTTCGGTCTTCGATCAGAAGTTGACTGACTTCGCCACTTCTTTCAAAGAAGAGGTTGAGGCTTCAATTGACTCTAAGATTGAAGAGGTTACCAAGAGCGCAGATGAGCAGCGTGAGGAGTTAGAGCAGAAGCTTGCTTCGGCTGAGCAGGCTCTCGCTGAGCAGACTGAAAAGGTGGAGGCTTTTGCCGCTGCCGGTGCAGTCAAGAAGAGCGTCGATCCAGACGACGATGAGGACGGAGAGGACGAACTTACTAAGTCTGCCCCGCAGTCCTTCTGGAACAACATTTATTTGCCGTCAGAGCTGGTTAAGGCTCTCGGCTATGAGTCGTGATTAGGAGGATATAAAAAATGGCAACTCAAGAAGAAATTTTAGCAAAGGCTAACGAAGTCACTACCTCTGTTGTGGGTGGCGCTTCTGGCGGTCTTCTCAACGCTGAGCAGTCGAATCGTTTCCTCGATTTTGTGGTCGATCAGTCTGTTCTTATGCAAAACAGCCGTGTTGTCCGTATGCGTGCTTCAAGCATGGATATTGACAAGTTGTCGGTTGGTACGCGCATCATGCGCAAGGCTACTGAGGCTACCGATGATGGTAGCAATGCAGCCGTGACCTTCTCGAAGGTTTCTCTCTCCAGCGTCAAGCTTCGTCTTGATTGGGAGATTTCAACTGAGTCCCTTGAGGACAACATTGAGGGTGCCTCGCTTGAGGATCATCTTGCTCAGGTCATGGCTCGCCAGACCGCTAACGATCTTGATGATCTTCTCATCAATGGCAACACCTCGTCCAGCAACACGCTTCTTAAGGCTCTTGATGGCTTTGTGAAGCTGGCTTTGGCTTCAGGTACGACTGTCGATGAGGCTGGTGACAATGTTTCGCGTTCGGTTTTCGACCGTGTGCTGCGTAACCTGCCGACTAAGTACCTTCAGCGTCGTAACGAACTTCGTTTCTTCACTGGCCCGGGCGTTGTGCAGGACGCAATTTACTCGCTTCAGAACCCGAACTCGGCTACTGAGGCTTCTGCTGGTGCTCCCAGCCCCGGTTCAACCACTGGCGATCTCGCATTCCTGAATGGTGCAATGCGTGCCAATGGTGGTGCTGGTGCAACTGGTCTGGCTCCTTATGGAATCGGTCTGGTTGAAGTTCCGCTCATGCCTGAGGCTGAGTCGGGCGATTACTCCGGCGCTTCTGGGTCGCATGGTTATGTGGAACTTACGTTCCCGAACAACCGTGTTGTGGGTCTGCATCGTGACATCACGGTGTATCGTCAGTTCCAGCCCAAGACTGACACGATTGAGTACACTCAGTTTATGCGTGTCGCTGCTAATATTGAAAACGCTGACAGTTATGTCATCGCTAAGAATGTTAAGCTTCGCAGCACCTGATCTTAGGATTGTTGTAGTTACAAACCTAGCGGAATTGGTGGGGGATATTTCCCCCACCTTTTCTGTTTTTTAATGATACTTATGATAGAATTGTTCTTATGAGTGAGAATGTAGTTAAGTCGTCTGATCTTCCTGAGCCTACTAAAAAGGTTTCTGCTAAGAAGACGGCTGCTAAGAAGACGACGGCTAAAAAGGCTGCTCCTAAGGCAGAGAAGTCTCCGGTGCCTGAAAAGATTGTTGCTGAGGCATCTACCGGTAAGAAATTTGTTTATTTTGATAGCGGTGCTGCTTATTCTACGAAGAGTGGTGTTCGTTTTACAAGAGATAGAAGGATCTATGAGTTGGATGCGGCTGAGGCTGATCATCTGTTAACTCTTGATAACTTTAGAATTCCGACTCAGTTGGAGTTGGAAGATTATTATAAGGAGAATAACTAATGGCTGGTAACTTAAGTAATTATCTTGAGAACAAGCTTCTTGATCATTTCCTTGCTACAACTTCATATACTGCACCATCTAATGTGTATGTTGCTTTGATGACTGTTGCTGAGGATGATACCGGTACTGCTGGTACTGAGGTTTCTGGTGGTTCGTATGCTCGTCAGACGGCTACTTTTGATGCTGCTGCGAGTGGTGCAACGCAGAATAGTGGAAATATTGATTTCACTGATATGCCTGCTTGCACTGTTGTTGGTATCGCTATTTATGATGCTTCAACTGCTGGCAATCTGCTTGTTCACGGTACTCTTACTGCTAATAAAAGTCTTGACGCTGGTGATACTTTGCGTATTGCTACTGGTGATCTTGATATTAGCATTAACTAATTGGAGGTCTGATGGAAAGAAGGGAATTTGCTGGTGCGGTAGTGGAAACAACTACTACGGGCGCTTTGTCTAATAGTGATACTTCTATTACTGTTCTTGATGGTTCTTCTTTTCCTGATGGCTCAAGTGGTAATCCTTTTGTTATCGTTTTAAGTCGGGGTCAGGCTAACGAAGAGAAAGTTTTGTGTACGTCTAGGTCTACCAATACGTTTACTGTTTCTCAGAGAGGTTATGATGGTCCTGCTGCTAATTCTCACTTGTCTGGTACTACTGTTAATCATGTTTTGGATGCTACAGCGGTGCAGGATATGAACACGACTACTTTTGACAATCATGTGTTGTCTTGGATGGGGGTATAATAAATGGCTTTGACACCTAAGAGACTTTATATTGGAAATGATACGGCATCTAATGTTTATACCGCATCATCTAATGTTGGTAGTTATACTATTATTAGAACTATTAATATTTGTAATACGTCTGCTACTGATAAGACGTTTTCTTTGAACGTTATTCCTTCTGGCGGTTCTGCTGGTGCGAATAATAAGGTTATTAGTAATGTTACTGTTCCGGCTAATGATGTTATTCATTCTGATTCGGTTTATGTTTTGAATGCGGGTGATGCTTTGTATTATGATCCGGTTGACGCAAATATTACTTTGACTGTTAACGGGGTTGAGTACGTCGCATGATTGGTCGTATTTCTGCTCATAATTTTGCTAATACTGATCGTCGTACTACGGCTTCTGATTCAGCGCCGGGTAATGCTGCTGAAGGGGATTTGTGGTATAAAACAGATGTTGGTGCTTTGTTGTTTTATTATGATGGTGTGTGGGTTGAGGTTGCTGGTGGTGGAACTTCTGGTGGTTCTTCTGATTATTCGATTACTAATGATACAACAGATAGTGCTATAATATTAATGGAGATTGGACCCTAATGGCTGTTGGAGATAGAGTAGAGACTAGAGTTTTTGGACCTTCTGCGGTTGGTACTACTGATACGACTCTTGGTACGGTTCCTTCTAGCCGGGTTTGGGTTGTTAAGCAGTTTATTGTAACAAACACTAATGGTGTTGATGCTTGGGTGACTATTAGTATTGGGGCTACCTCTACGGCTTCTAATGCTATTATGTATCAACTTCCTATTTCTGCTAATGATACTTTGGTGTTTGATACTGCGTTGGTATTGACTGCTGCGGAAACGGTGCAGGCGATTTCTGATCGTGGTGCTGTTAACGTGACTGCTATGGGTTGGGTTAAGGAAACTGCATAATGGCTATTGATGCCGCATTGGGCCGGTTAGGTATTAAAGAAGGCGTTTGTACTTCCTCTACCAGACCGGCTAATCCTTTTGAGGGTCAATTGATCTACGAGACTGACACTAATCGTACTCTTGTGTATGACAATGCTGCATGGCTTGTTGTTGCTGATAATCAGGTATTGAGCATTGACTCTACTAACGGGCGTGTCGGGGTGAACGATACTTCTCCTTCTTATGCTTTAGACGTTACAGGTGATATTAATGCTACGAATTTGAGGCTCGGTGGTACGGAGTATAAGAATCGTCTTGGGGACGGTGCTGCTGTTGAGGTGCCGGGTACGTTTGCTGGTGGCGATGTGTTACAGGCCGCGGAAATGAACGCCCTACCCGCCGGTGTGCTGGACGTTGACGTTCTTACAAATATCGTAAGCGTTGGTGTTGGGTTTCCAGGCACGCCGTTGCTGACAGTCACTGCTACATTAGACACGAATAGGCGTTATCGTGTTCGTGTTGCGAACTCTTATTTTCTCAACACCAGCACCGCGTCACTGTTGCTGACAGAGATATTTATCGGTTCTGTTATCAGTTCCAACCGTAAAGCCGTCGCTTCAGCCGAAGTCTATGCATCGAATGAGGAAGCGTCATTGTCAATAGAATACATTGTGAATGGCGGCGTTAGCGGTTCGCAGACTTTTACGGCAACATGCAGAACTAACGCGGGAACAGCCGACGTGTATGGTAATCCGTCGATACCGATGTTTATGTACTTGGAAGATATCGGGGCGGTGTGATGCTCGTTTCTTGTGTGCTTGCGACCGACGATTATGTTGCCAACATGCGTCGCCAGCGTGACTTGTTTCTTGCCGCGTCAGATTGGACACAGATGCCCGACAGCCCACTCACTGACGAGCAGCGTGCTGCATGGGCGGCCTACCGGCAGCAGTTGCGTGACGCGCCAGCGAACTGGGTGCCTGCTGAAACTTGGGATGCTCCTGACCCACCGGAGGTGAACTGATGGCTGTTTCTAGCACTACCGGTGGACTCAGAACAGGGGTATGTCTATCGACAGACCGCCCCCAAAATCCTTATAACGGTCAAG